TTGGTGATACTATCAAACATATAATTTGTGAAATAATTTGAATCCAGAGATAATGTATTCCATTTCAAATTACCATTTCCAAATTTTTGTATATAATTTCTGAATGTTTCCTTTTTCACATATTTCAGATTACTTTCTCGCATTTGTCCCGTTGGATAAGTGGGATTTGAGATTGTGCGCGTCTGACATTGCGCTACACTATTCAAATAAAATAAATTGGAATCGTGGTTGGAGAACAATACTCGGTAATTATCGCTGGGTTTGAATTCAAATATTTGAAAATCTTTTAAGCTCCCCGCAATATCCAAGGGATCAAAAAATGTGATGTGAAAATTGTTGGATTTTTGATGTAAAATTATAACATAATCATCAATGACTCTGATATTTACATCCAATAATGTGTCTATACCAATTGATGGTAAATTACATTCAATAACTTTTTCCGTTGAATATTTATTTGTAAGAATCAGAACATCATTTTCAATAGATGTTCTGTAATTATTACCAAATCGGATGAATTTTGTTGAAAATTTAGGTATATTATAAAATTTACGACCCCATTTCCCAATCAAGTCCTTGAATTTTTTCTCGGTGTTCCATTTAAATACCTCAGAATCAACATCCCCCAATTTGATGGAATCCACCAATACTAAAGTATCACATTCGATGAAATTGATGGAATCATATATCATTAATTCTCCGAGAGTAATGATTGTTATTTTGTTTTCAAATTCGTCGTAATCAATCCCATAAATTTCTTGGGGCATTTCCAATTCCTGCACGGAATACTCAATATAACCTTCATCGGTGAATGATCCTTTGAGCGTGTAGAGTTCAAACCCCGTCGAACATAAATATTTGAAGGTTTGATCGGATTTTACAAACAATGCGCCATATTTGATTTTTTCTAAAAAAGACCATTCAGGGGAATACCTAAATGGGTCAATATGGGAAATGTTTTTCTTCCCAAGCATGAGATCGTCTGCTCTCATGTCAATTGGCGTTGACGACAATCCGTAATAATGGGAATCATTTTCCGTAAAATCGATGATTTGTGGATTATTAACTACAAGAGATTTGAAAACAATTAGATTATTCTGGTTGATGATGGATAATAATCTTTCCATCTCAACCTTGTTGAGAACATCGAAAACATTAGCTGTTATATCAGATGCTTCTGTGATAGAATCAAATTGATTATCAAATTCCATCTTATTGAGATAGAAATCTGAAATGAAAGTGTTCTTTGGTGTAAGCTGTTCAGAAGTTACACTTTTATTTCGTTCCGTATATGCAACACCATCTTCAACGTGAAAGAATCCAGAGTAATCGACACCATTTAAGGTAAATGCTTCACCGGATGTAAATTTAAAATAGGATGTCATGGTATAGTTAGATTATTTATCTCTGTTGTAATCGGGGAACGATCAACAATCTCCGAAGATATACGATTACGAAGTCCATCCATATCAGAATCTTCCAATTCAACGTTCTTGACGAATATGTTGACGAAATTTGATTTATATGCTTGATCACTACATACACTCTGAAGATATTCTATCGTGTCAGTGCTGTTTCTCATACCACAAGGTAAAGTAATTGTAATTGGGTCTATTTTAGATTCCCCATCGAGCATTGGAGTTATGAACGCGAGGTTTTCTGAAATATATTCCGGTGTTATACCAATTTTGGATAAGGTGTTTTGGGTGAAAATATCTACATCATTTAACACAAAATCTCCAAACACCAACCTTTTCCCATAAAATTGGTAGATATCGAAAGTGTAATATCCCACAATTTGGTTGTTTAGGAAGAAATATAATTTTCCTGTAATAGCATCAATGGAAACACATACAAAATTACGTTGGGATGGTTTATATTTAACGGTTTCCGTGAAATTGATGGTTTCAAGGTATCCGGGATTGTAAAGGCTCATCGTAAAAATTAGATTACTTCCTTTCTTGTCAATCGTGAGTCCCCCATCAGTATTATTTCGCTTGCTTTTGAATTTCCAATTTTGACTATCACCTTCAAAATAGAATTTGACTGTGAATTTTCCAGCATCATTCAATTGTTTGAAATAATTGATATTGTTTCCTGTTGTTTGAAGAGACTGACATGGAGTTATCACTACCGGATCGGTTACAGGCTCTTTTGCTTGAATCCTTTCATATGCATATTTTCCATTTGGGACAAATAACATATCACTTTTTTTATCAAACACCGTGAAAGATGAGATACTGTCCTGTATTGATGTATTTCCAGCTACCAATTCCTCTACAACATCATCATATGTGGGATTGAATGAATTATCTCCCACCAGTGCCAAGGATTTTTCAATCAAATCGGGATAATAGTAACGATCAACCCACACTTTATCACTACCAAGAGGGGAACCCGATAACCAAGTGCATAGATAGGTTTGCCCATCATCATAATCCACTGAAATATCAGAACGATACACCTTATCAGCATATTCAGGAGTGGGATATCCAAACGCTCCCGATTCTACGAATTTCGTGTCGTGAATGTTGATCCTGCTGAATGGGGACATATCATCAGGTGATGTAAAACGATTCAATCCGGGAAGGATTTTGTATGATTTGTTGTAAAGGACATAATTTAAAGCTAAAGTCTCATCTTTTTCAGTATCAACATCATTGAAAATGGATGTATAATTTCGCATACCATCAACGAAAAATTTCAGGTCTTGAGAAGATAGTAATGTATTTCCCGATGTGAATGTGTTATCTTGGGTAAGTTGGTTCTTTAGAATGATTATATCAGTTGAATCATTTTCCCTATGTAAAAGATAATTATTTTCCAAATCTTTCAGTATTCCATTTTCTGGTATAATATTATCATCTCCATATTCTACATAAGATGTGTTGGAATTGATATTAAAATTGGAATAGATATCTTTGCTTAGATAAATCGGGTTTGTATATACACTCGCTTTATTTGCCGATGTGGATGGTGATAATGTCAGCAAATTACCCGATTTTCTGACAAAGTGGGGGACTCCCGATAAGGTTTGGAATAGGAATATCGCTTTGTTTGGGCGGGAATAGATGTATTTGAAATCATATGCAGTTAATCCCAAATTTTGGGTATAGAAATTTAATTCATTATTAACATCTCTAGTCAAATAATACTTCTTATAGTCATAATATTGATAAATGTTGCAAACATTGTTGGGTTTTAGTGTAATGATAAAATTTGTGGACAAAGTATCACCGTTTGTCGAGAAATTATAATTCCCGTAGTATTCACTTTCGTTGTAGATGCCCGACAATCCCAATCTTCTGGTATCCGCTCTTTGGAATGCTAAGAAATTTCCCCCAAAATTAAGATTGGTTAACAACGAATCGGATTTTAAAATTTGATTTTCTTCTTCCAGAATAGTTGATATTTTGGTGTTTCTAGTCAGTAAGAAATTGGTATAATTTTTGTTTTTGACATCAACGATACCCGAAAGAGCTTTGTAAAACGTCAACGTATAATCTCCGTTGTAATATCTTGAAAAATTCTGAAACCTCACATCCTCCAAATTTGAGGAAAGTGTAACGGATTCGCAGGAGGATAATTTATCAAACAAAATAGCCACAAGATTATTTAACAGCGAAGCTCCAATAGATAACCACCCTCATTCGTCACCAACTGATGAATCTTGGAACCACTCTGCAAATAATCGGTATTTACAAGCCTAACATCTCCAACTGATGTTGCATAATCATAATTGGTTATTGATAAAGGTAAGGTAAAAGTTGATATATCGGAATTGGTATAATAAAGGGAAACCGTCGCTGTCAGTGTTTGGCTTGTGGAGATGGCAGATGGGAAGTATTCGTGTGTGTAGGTGTTTATCAGAAGGGATGAAAACACGTTCGATGCAATGTTTTGGTTTTGTAAAATATCATTCTCGAAGAAATCCTCCACATCATCTCCCCAATCAATGGTTAGGTGTGTTGGCAGAATCCGTTCAGTGGCTCCCGATAGCGATAATGTCAACAAGGTATGATCAACCACCATGATTGTCGAATAAGTCATGGTTTGATTGGTGTTTGTTGAAGACAATGATAGGAATTTGGTGTTCATCGTTGTTTGATTTGCTTATGGTTAATCATGGAGAACGGATTCAATTTGAAATCAAATTCTTGGATGATAAATTGATTATCAACTGTTTTCATCAGGAATGATATGTTATATTGATCAGAACGATTGTCGTATGCGAATACGGGTTCTTCAGCATTGATGTATGTGTTCAACCCTCCCGATATTGTATAGAAATTAGTTAAATTACCAACAGAATGGATTTTTCTAATATGTTTGGTGGTATCAATCTCATAAATTGTTGGATATATTTTGAAATTGTTGCCCACCACTGGATAAGTCTCAACATCCAATCTTGCGTAATACACCTTATCCTTTTTCTTGAATCGTTTGGACACCTTTTGGTAAGGATTATCGTTGAACGATGTAACATATGTGGATTCCTTGGGATTTACAAAAGCTCCATTATCAAAAAGGATTTTTTGAACGATTAGATTGTTATCGGTTTGGATGAACATGGTGTCTCCCACCACTTCGAACGAGGAAACACCCGATAATTCGTTATAAACAGAACTCAACAGGGTTGTTGAGAGGTAACTGAAGGTTGTTTGAAGTGGTTTAACCTCTTTGGTGTATGCGTTTCTAACGTAAAGTGTGCCATGGGACGACAACCTTGTGAAGTAATTCTCAGTCGGGGAAGATGAGAGATTGTAAACACTGGATTGCAATACCGTGGGATCGTAATAGATGGATGGGAATTGGAAAGGTGTGTCACACAACGAATTGGTTGCCTTGCCACCATCAATCATGAAAGTTGTTGTTTCATTCGGAACGATTTCTTGAGTTGCATTTGCAGTCAGAGTTGGATATGATGGATCGACCAAGGCTCTTTGAAGGGGTGACGAATCATGAATACCTCCTTCAATCAGTCGGGAGTAATAGTAAGTGCCACTAAGAGGATATCCACTCAAATCAGATGATATGGTGTCTGTTGTTGGAATACCATTTCGGAAAACGCTGTAACCCTCCAGAATTTGGCAATTTGGATAATAATCGGGAGGATACACGAACTCGTCCGTGAATTTTCCTCCGAATAGGATGTAATGTCGGGAGAAATCAGTGGTGAAACCTCCTGTGTATGAGGATAATCCCGATCTGGTTGTGTATTGGAAGGTCGAATCATCAACCGTTGAATAATCGAATGAATATCCCTCCCCATATTTGAAATCATAGAATGTGTGTCCATCCAGAATGTAATATTGTTTTTCAGTTTCCGACACAACTTTGATTGTTTGTTTGAAACTTCCATCATTCTTGAACAGCCCATAGAGATTGTTATATATGTCCTCCTTGGCATCCTGAATATAACCGGATTCAAACACCTTGTCCAGATATTTTGATGGTGTAGTCTCCGTTTGTGAGATATATCCATAATATTGGGAATCGCTTTTATCGCTGATCGGTTGATTCTTGGCCTTTCCCGATGAATCGTTGCGTTTCAGGAACAAATCGTTGTTCACAAACGTAAGAACACCATCATTATTACCTCTGATATCAGGATCAGGGAAATAGTAGATGGTATTGGGTTCTAAATTGTCAAAATTGAAAGAATATGAAGGTCTTTCACCATCAATCAAGAGGATGGAAAGCTTGTGGGGGCGAAAGAACCCCATTTCCATGGGTGTTTTGAACTCTTTTCTCTGCGTGGAGGCTGTTGTGGGGTATTTGGTATTGAAAAAAGAAGCTGCCGGATTATCAGCGTCCAACATCTTACCAGAAATAAAATCATATACAGTGGAACCCGTGGAAAGATAATAATAATTGGAGGAAATATATTTTTCCGTCAATTTTCTTTTATTATCCAATAAGGAATCCCCTTCTTTCAGTTCTATCAGGGGAGCGGATACACCCGCGAAGATTTCAGGAATGAGTTCCGCATTGGTTTTGAGGAAAATATCCAACCCATAATCCAAATCCTTGTTGTCATATATCTGATCATTGGGAGTCTGATTGAAGTATTCAGGATATGTTTCATACAATTCTTCAATTTCAACTTCCAAATTGTTTTTCAGATTGGAAAAGTCATAATTAATCTTACTATTATCAAGATTTTCTAGATAATTGATGGTAATATCTTTGATATCCTTGGTCAAGCCAAAATTTGTTCCCGAAATTCTCTTTTTGGTGATTTGGAATTTGGACTCATCCCGTTTTTTATTGTAATATTCCGAAATTTCAATCAATTTTCTGGAATAAAACGGAATTGCGATGTCAAGGTCGAGGGGATCGTTGAAATCCAACTTGGAAAGGAACTTTTGCTCCTCCAAAGTGGTGTATTCCAGATTGACATCCTGAATGAATTCCCGATAACGCTCAATAATCACCGAATTATCGTCCACTGTCTTGGTATTCTTTACGAAATTCCATGCCTTGAGATATGCGGTGTAATAATCTTGATTTTTGGATGGATTGAAAGACACATCCATCGTTTTGATGAATTGTAAGAAAGAAAGGGGGGTATTCACATCCAGAGCATCACGAACCACCACATTTGGATTGGTGATGGACTTGGGAATGTTTGGATAACCTAATGATGCTAGAGTCATTGGTATTATTTAAGGCGAATGATACAATGACAAGCTCTGATATAGGGTATCCCTTAGAGAAATGTTCATCATTTCCGAATTATAATCAAAATCGAACTCTTCAAAGATCGGTTGGGATGTCTCAGTGAGTATTGGATCACCATTCTCATCCCTCAACACATGTTTGGAAGAGAGATTATCATAAAGGGTGTAATCATACACAATTGTATTATCAACAAGGGTGTTTTCATACCCTGCTTGATATTCAAAGAACAGATAATACTTCTCCAGATCGGAATATTGGTAGGTATCGGGAAGAACCAAAGGCCAACCCCAATTTGTGTTGTATCCCGATAACATATAAGCACTCAAACCAGTTGATTCTGTGGGTTGTTCGGTGTTTAGCAACACATAACGGTTAGAGAACTTTTCCAGAGCGACAATGGGAGTTCCCGCTGATATGATATAGGTGTTGGTATTGATCTCATTTCCCAGATTGGTTCCAAAGATTTCCTTGGAAGAAAATCCCTTGATATCAAAATTTTCCTTAAATTTGTTATTATATCCAATCAACTTGTTTTTACTGATTGATCCCAAATCTAGAATACGCTTGATTTTCTCTGGATATGTAAAAAGGTTGGACTCAAACACATCATTGTCAACTCCCGTCATTTTCATTTGGGAAATCAGGGAAAAAATCTCCCCCCTGTCCACATCTTGGGTATTCTCCACGAAATTGGTGATCTTTTCATAGATTTTCTTACCAAGAGTGTCATAGGAAGAACTCAGGGTTCCAAACACCGATCCCATGAAATCATCGAACAATATAGTCTTATCCAGAAGGAATTCCTGAAAACGAAGACCCTTGAATGTCTCTTGGGCATCAAAATCCTCATTTCTCTTTTCAATGGAAATATAATTTTTGGGATATACATCAAAATAATCGGTGATCCCCGCCAAGGTATAGGCACTGCCCTGATCGTTGGTGGTGGTTAGGGAAGCACTCAACTGGACATAATGAACAACATCATTGGTGTTGAATTTCACCTTACCTCTGGCTGCACCATAGTAAGCCCCCACATCCTCCAATTCATAATAGGAAGAATCCATAACATCTCCACTGGACAATACCAATACAGTAATATCCGAAGCTGATAGTAAAGGAAAGTTCTTCACACTGAAATTCTCAGAATCCTTAATCTTGACTACAAATGGAATATCAACATTGGAATTTTTTCTACCATCAATTTTGAAAGAATCAATCTCATAGAACTCTCCATCCATTCCATTGCTTGTGATGGATAAATCCTCCACTTCATCATTATCCACAATAAGAGCGGAGAGGGAAATCTTGGTATTGTTCCGATTGTTGAGATATTCCACACTTCTATCAAAAAACAGGTCAATGTTGATACGATTGATGGAATCGTCCTTGAAATGGATATCCTTGGTTCCTGATACACCCACAAAAAATGAATTGTTATCTGCTTCCGTGGCATTGATCAGATCGAGTCCCGATATCTTAGCATAAACCGAAGTGTTTTCGGTTGTAATGCGATCAATTTCCTGATATTGGAAGCTTGAGAGATAATTGTTATAAATTTTCTCATGAAAAGAATAGGTTTTATCCAAATGACGAAATTTGTTCACATCATCAAAATAGTAATCGCTGTTGCTGCCACTGATACGATAGAACAGGCTTGTGATTGGAATGGTAGGGGGATAATACGCTTTGATTGTGATGGGATCACTAATCTTCCCGCATTTCCATGAAATATTGTCATAATAGGATGGACTATCAAAATCAACGGTGAACGTGTGCTTGAGATAATCGATAATGTGGATGATCTTGTATTCTGTGGAAATCACCGCATTGGAATAGCAATCATAAAGAGTGAAATTGACGACATATTTACCCGGATTCTCCCAATACTTCTGAGCGGTTAAAGAACTGGAAATGGTTCCATCTCCAAAGTCCCATAGAACCCGAACATAGCTGAAATCATCCAGATCGGGAATGAACCGAAGCGGTGTCTGTTCCAAGGCATAGGAACTCAACACATTCTCGTTCTTCCAATCCAGAACATCAAATTCTATATCGCTAAAGCTCGCCATTGATATTATTTAAGGACTTGATATTAAATAATCATATGGAATTTGATACGCTGTATCGTAGATTGATGGAATCGTTGATAAATGAAAAGGTATTTGGCGCGGCTGCTTGGATATATCATCGAACCAGAACAAATCCCGAAACGGGTAATCTACATTTAAATGGGATCAATAATCATAAAAATGAAGCTGCGTTGTATGGAAAAGGATTATATGGAACTTCGTTTTTGAGTGATCAATTGACAGATGAGATGAAAAATTATGGAAAATATATAATAAAGGGTAAAGTGAATTTATCCAACATGTTAATAGTTGATAAAGAAATTTTCGAGAAATATAGACCTAATGATAATTTTGAGAAATATTTATATTATGAACAGGGATTATCAGTGGAAGAAATATTACACAGTTTAAAACATGGTGATATATATGCCCATAACCACGAAAGATTTTATTTAAAAAAAGATGGTTTATTTTATAAATCTAACGAAACCCACACAGTCGTAATATGGAATCCTAAAATTTTCATAGCATCGTCTTATTCAGAAAATGATGGTAAATCATGGAAAAAATTAAATCCCAACATTAAAAACATTAAAAATGCGGTAGATGACAGGGAAAATATTTTAAAAGATTATAAACAACAATTTGGCGGCGAATTAACATTGTAAATTTCCCAATTATTCACTATCTGTAATGAGTATTCTATCTCCGATTGTTTGTGGTCTATAAAAATAGGGGAATTTGAAAAATGGGAGTGTTGTGGTTTGGTTTACGAACTCTTCATCCACCCCCTCATAGACAGGATTCCAACTTATGAATGATATTCCATTGAATATCTCATTCCCATTACTGGTTCTGATCTTGTCAACACCTTCCAATCCAAGAATTGTGGAAGTCAGGGACGAAAGATCAAGCCTTTGTCCCAGAGAATTGTTGAGAGGATTGAAGAAATCCAGAATAATATTAATAATCCGCTTTTTCAGGTTCTCTTTGTTGATCTTGGAATTGGAAGTGCGAACGATTTCCAATTTGGATGTCAAATACACATCCTTATCGGCAGCTTGAGCCGAATATCCAATATCAAAGGCTGTGTAGATCGGATCACGGGGAACAACTTCATGACTGAGCATCTTTTTATCAGATGTGGAGTCAATGATGAGGTTTTTCAGACTGTTTGAAAGGAATGGGGGATACTCAGCATCCGTTTGGACGACAAACTTGGGAACCACGAAGATGTTCACGTTGTTGAAGTCGCAGGAATCCGCGAAATTGACCTGATTCAATATAACCCGATTGGATTTGTTGGGGTCAACACAGATACTATAGAAATAATCAATATATTCATCAATGAATCTCTTGTTGTTCACCACTTCCACCGATTGCAGCACATTGGAAAGGTTTTTGGTAAGATATGTGTCATAATCCACCTCTGTCACAAGCCTAAGCTGGGAACTAAGATACTTGGGAACATTTTGACGAATCTGATCCACCGTCTCCCCATCGGAAATTGCCGTGGAATTGGCGGTATTGGAGAAATTCAGGGTGGCGTTGTTTGTCAGGTCAATGATGGACGAAGGATCAACGGTAATCACATCATTGTAGATTGCTGTGAATTGGGAAGTGTTGAAATTGAATAATTTATTACCATTGATGACATTCTTGCTGATAATACCCTTGTTATTATCACTCAGGATATAATAGACGGCAACTTGATCCCCTTCGGCAAGTTTCTTACCAAACACATCATTACCGAATTTGAGTTCATAATGACCATTCTCATTGAGACGAACCGAATAGTATCTATCGGAATCGGGAGTGAGGAACAGGTTGTCAATCTCTTCCCATTCATACCAAGTGGCATCTCCGATTTCTTTCACATAAACACTGAGAGTTCCATGGGCAATGAAACGGTCATCGTTCTCATCCACCAGATTATCAACGACAACTGGAAAGGTTTCAAATTCCTTACCTTCCGCCGTGTAAATTGGATATTCCTGAACGGTTCCCTGATAGAGAATGAGATTGTTTTCAATGGAATCGATTTTCTCCGATCCGCTTGTGGTTTTCTCAAAGGAGAAATCGTTAAGGACGGTGTATTGGATGTTATTGACAAGGAAATAGGAATACTTGCGGAGAGTGTAGTTCCCTGCCGCTAGGGAGGCACTGGCGATGCAAGTGACGGGAACAAGGGACGTTTGCTTACCCGTAGGATTGTATCCCACAAGGTTCACGATCTTGTTCATATTCTCATAGAGTGATGTTTGGGAGAATAATGCTTCTGATCCTGTCTGGTTCAAATAGAAAAGCAGGGTGTGGTAGCTGTAAGCGATGATATCAATGAAAGAAGCCAAATTGCTCCCCTCATAGTTCTGATCCGTGAATTTGGGATTCTCATTCAACCGTTGGATGATGAAATCTTTCAGGGAAAGTGCGTCGAAGTTGATATACGCATTTTTGGGTAAATTATATTCAAGTGATTCGCTCATCAGAATTATTTAATGGTGAAGCTGAATATCTCCAAGATTGACTTCTTTAAAAAATAGGATATAATGCGGGTATGAAAAATGAATCTCTGATAAAAATTGCCAACGTCCACATTTATGAATTAATGATCGACATCACTATGAGCCGAACACTATGGTATAACACATTATACGATGTTAATGAGACGCGACAAACACATTTATTTACAATATGTCGATCCCAAGCAAAGGATGGTGTGGTTCTTTGGCAATTTTGTGTTCTGTGGCTACGGGTTGTGATCGGTCGCCTCAATCAATCCCCAAAACAATTCAAATAATTGAATAACCTGTGGAATTCAACTTCGATTTCAGGGAAAGTCCCTTAACACCCAGAGACGGGACATCAATTTGCAGAGACACATCATATTCCTGTAAATCCTCATTACCCACAACGCTCACGTTTCTCACGACAATGCGTGGTTCCGAACGGGGTAATTTCCTTTCAATGTCATCCTGAATGTCTTCCGCTGTGAATTCATCCACGGGTTCAAACAGATAGCGTCTCAGATCAATACCAAAGGTCGGATTGAGTATCTTTTGACCGGGAGATGTCAGGAATGCGTTGGAAATGCTTGTCTTGATGGCTTCCACATCGAAAATAGCTTGAATATCTTTCAATTGCTCTTTACGGTTGAGTTGGTTGTTGAAAGAATATGACGGTTCCAGATCAAACGACACATCTTTATACAAATAATCTTGTTTCAGAGATGCTTCGTCAATCTTGGATGCTTGGAGTGATTTGATTTTGATGTTCATTTACCAATTCTTACAGCTTTCAGCTTTTGGAGTTCCGGGTTTTGCTTTATCACAACCATGTCTTGCTCGAAACGCTTTCTTTCTATCGGTGTTTCCACTATCACCAGTTGCTTTCACACCCTTTTGTCCAAAATGGATTCTTTTATAACCAGAACCATCAGGGTCTTTTACACACTTAGTATATTTTTTACCCTTACGATCACTGGATGCTTTTTGAGTAACCTTGGTGCATTTCTTCGATTTTTCTAAAAACACTGCAACTTCCTGAAGATCGATCATGAAATCGTTGATATCAACATTGAAGGATGACGCGTATTTGTTTGCCAATTCATCAAAGGATTCATTCACCATTTCCTCATTTCTCATTTGTTGCAACGTGGTCAGCAATTGCTTTGCGCTATTGGCACCACTTCTTGACACCGACCAAAATCCCTTGAGTCTTGAAAGGACAACATCTTTGGATGGTTTCTTGAGCGGCAAATCCTTGACAAGTTTCTTCAACTCCGGTTTTGCAGCTTCCCACTGTTCTTTGGTGTTAATCTGTTCCAATTTCTTGATGAAAGAATCGATTGCCAAATAACCAGTATCAGCATCTAGATTTTCCAGAGGAATCACTTTACGCTCCATTCCAGTTCCAGCAACACTGGAGAAGTATTTTCCAAGAATTTTGGCTGGTAATTTATCAAACATTCTCATTGATCCAATGTTGATATTGGTGTTCAGTAATTTATCATCAAATTCTTCCAACCTTTTCCCAAATTCCTCGTCATGGTAATCTATGAAAGCGAAAATCGGGTTGTCATCGGTTGTTAATTCTTTAAGCAATTTCAATTTGGATACGAGGTCTTGTGGAACATTGGCGAAATCCACGTTTTTGGAATCAATCTCCTCATCGGAGATGTTGTTTTCAATCATGTAGCGATCAAGCAACCCTTCTGCTTTGTTTTTAATAAGTTTCTTCACCAACATGATGACATTATCACTTGATTTTTTATTATTTGCTGTGACTGAGCTTATTTTATTTTCAATTTCAGTGAGGGCATCTCTAGCAATCATTTCCCTTTCGGTTTCCGACACCAATGCATCCTTCGCCTTTTTGGATTGCTTCCGATACCCATCAATACTGGACATTTTCGCGGAATTCTTGAGATTGCTGATATCGATTTCAGCAGAATCTATTTCATCTTGCAAGCTATCTCTTCGTTCCTTGTTTTTTGTTCCCGATTTCTTCGCTTTTAAACTTTTAATATATGCTTGTATTTCGGATATTTTCATCCCAGCGTTTTCAGCATCGGCAAGTAACTTGTTCACACCATCCAGTTCTGAACGAAATTGTGTTGTTTTGGATGCTCTGGCATTCACTTCGTCTTTCAGACGATTCCATTCTTTCTCATCTGCCAGTGAAATGCTATCTCTTGTAAGGTAATTTTTATAAATATTTTTAAATTCTGAAAAGAAATTCTTGGAATTGAAAAGCAAGGAAAACGCATTTCTCATCCGTTTTTTATTTTCAGCTTCCAACTCATATGTATCTCTCAGACCATCACCTTTGACTTTGGATGGATCGAAAAGATATTTTTTCATCTGATCTATTGGTTTTTGTTTTTCAAAGTTATCCACTTTACCTACAGGACTGGCAGAATACCCACCGGAAGAGGATGCACCAGCAACTCCCCCATCGGCTGTAATACCAGCTTGTTGCCCACTGATATTCTGTGGTCCTATATTTTGTTGCGCCCTAAAATACGCATTTCCTCCACGAGCGTCCTTTGCTTCCAGTGCCAAATTATATA